GATCCAGTTTGGCATGGTCATACCTCAGAACCTCGGTTTCCTCACTTGTCGGGGTTTACCGTCTTCGTCCAGGCACGCTTCGCAAAAGAACTTGTCGTCCAGATAGAACAACGTCGCCTTCCCGCAAACCGGGCACCGACAGCCTTTAAGATACGTGCGGTCGTCAATGGGATATGCCGGTCCAACAGACATCCGTTACCTTTTCTGTATCTATGTCAACATGGCAATGGGCAGAATAAATCCCAATGCGCCGAAACCCGGAATCAAACAAAGCCTTCACGATCCTGAATCTGTTCACGCTCCCGTCAATCGCCAGGTCCGCCGCCAAACCCTTGATATGAGATGAATCGGGGACACCTCCCGCTTCCGAATTCGCCTCCGGATCCCGCTTCCCCGAGGTGATCGTAAATGGGGTCTGGGCCAAATGGCGGGCCTGTTCCAGTTTGCAAACAAGTTCCTTGTCGAGTCCTGCTATTTCTTCGTCAGAAAAGTATCTCATTTTATACCCCGTCCATCGTATTGGGACGCTTATCCCAAGAGATATCTCGCGTCCACCCGCATTTGTCGCACCCGATAGTTTCTCCCATAGCTTCGTCCAGAAATACCAAAACGATTTCACCACACCGAGGGCAGTTCATGGCTAAAAGCCATATCGACACCCAGTTGTACTGAACGATCCCATCGTATCGTCTCCCAATGTTTCATTAGAACGAAACCTCTGAATTGATTTGTGTTATTGCCGTGTCTGCGTTTTGCCTCGCAGTTTGTTTCACAGCCGTAGATTCGTAAGCGATGACGGTTTGCCTGATGATTTTCTTGACCATTCTCTGAGAGAACTGCGCCTTTGTTTCTCCGTTCTGTTTAGCTACGTCGTAATCGTATGTTCCACATATTCCATCGACAACCCTCGACACAAGGGGATCTGGTATGTCGATAATAATATCTGCCGACCAAGACGGAACAACACCCAGAACAATCAGAATAAATACAACCATGCGTTTCATCTGTCCCTCCTTCGTAGACCTTTTATAAATTCCTCTTGGTTCCTGATGATGATATCGAGCTTCGCGTTCACCACACTCAATGCCATATCGTGAGCAATGATCTTCGGTTTCCATTCGGTGTCAAATTTTAATTGTGCCGTATTGACATCTTGAATCTGATCCATCCATTTCGAGTGGGCGCGGATCGCTTTTACACCGAACATTAAAATCCCAATAAGCATCGTGAGCGTGAACCCGCTCATTATCCAGTCCTGCATCCGTCGGATCGGCCATTTGGAGCGATGATGTTCGTGGTCGTTCATTGCGCTATCAGTATTCTCCTTCGAGTTACGCTTGTAACAGGGGCGATCTCATCCAAAGCAATCATGCTCGAAGCCCGATCTGAACTTGCGCTCATCGTAGGATCAGACGTTTCGGTGGTAGCGGTAGCGATGATAAATTCCGCCGCGACTCCCATGCTGGTTGCCGCCGTTCCGGTCGATCCGGTCGAACTTGTAAAAACGGAGAACCCGCCGCTCGGCGTACTGATCGAGGCATTGGTTGTTTCACTCGCGATGGCCCGGACCCATAGATGCCCCGCGTCCGATAGTCCCCCGAGAGTCAAAGCCCCGGCGTCCCCCGTCACATCTTCCTTCTGTTCCGTCCCAACCGAAGAAACCGTATTCCCTGCGGTGATCGTGAACTCCCAACAAGAGAGTCCGTGAGCTGTACGGGAAGCACTCATGTCGACCGCTACCGTGACGCCAGAATTCTGTTGACCCTCCGCTTTCAGATAATAAATACCGACCACGGCCCCCGCCGCCGTAGTCCCATTGTCGTATTCGTTTTCACCGACGGAGATCATCGTTTCCGTTCCATACGTCACACCCACGATATCGTCAGTGTCGGTTCCGTTTCCATCGTTATCGGAAGCAATCGCACAAACCGCCACGTTCCCGGCCTCTAGCGTAGCGGTCGTGGTCCAATTCACGGGGTCAGCCGCCGTGATGTTGGCTTTTGCAACCAAAGACCCTACACTCGTCCACGCCGCGTAGTGAGGTGTCGCCGCCAGGCAAATCGAAAGGATGATGGCGAGACGTTTCATTCCCGGTTCTTCGTGTAATAGACCGTAATCGTGACGTATTGAACGGTTCCTGCTTCTGCCGTACTATCAGTGTCAAAGACAAGGTACGCTCCAGCGGCGATCTCTGCGTTTGCGAAGGATGCATATGTCGATCCTGTCCAGGTCGCCGATGAATTCGGAAGCGTGAACACATCAGTCCCCGCACTATTCAAGGCCCCTTTCGGACGTTCCTCCAAGCCGAACGTCAGGGTCGAAGTTGCCACCGAATAGGTCGCCGCTTCGATTTGGGTGATCGTGATCGCCATATCCTTCGGTGCTTGCCATATCGGAATGGTGTTATTGTTCCATCCCCCGGTTTCGGTTCCGATGGTGACGGTGAACTGGTCGACAGGATGAGCGTAAACCTTGGCCGAGGTTCCATCGTTTATGACGAGCGTATTGTCTGTCGTATCAAACGCTACCGCGCCGACCTGATCCGCTTTTGCGTTCGCCGACTGTGGAATGACAAGTTGCCCCGTCACGATAGTGGCCGATGTTTCGATGATTCCGCGATGGTAAACGGTTGTTCCTGCCGACAAGTAGGAATTGCTTGCTACCTGGACGCCACCCGCGAAAGTGATTGAAGATCCAGAAACTCCGACAGTACTGCTCCAGCCAAGAGGACGCGGTGCGCTATCGGAAGTCTGAATCAGAAGTTTTCCGGTATTGGAGCTGGTCGCCCACATATCATGCGTCCATGATCCCGTAATGGCATCCGGGGCAACCAGCCCGACATAGCTACCGTTCGAGGCCGCGAATCGAAGCGAGGTCTGCTTCGCGGTATCTTTTGACGTAAGCGTTAGATTCGGACCTTCCGTGGAATCCCATCCTTGCATCGTGGCGAAATCTTCGAAAGTATTGTCCGCCAGGTTTCGGTGGGCAAGTTTCAGAACGTCGCCCTGCACGCTCATCTCGTACTTTCCGAATCCTTTCGCAGAATCCGTATCCGTTTCGACGAATTCGATATTCGGATTCGGAGCGTCTATACGGATATCCCCGTTGGAGTTTGTGTCCGTTCGTTTGATCCGAAGGAAGTATCCGAGGTAGTCGTGGTTCTCACTCTTGAGATAAAGCATCGTTGTATCGTCTGCGGTTGTCTGCGCCGACGAGTCGTAGATTACAACGAAATGGCCGGAACTCTTCGACATATCAAATAGAACTCCCCCATCATTATTGTCGGATGCCCCCAATACGCCAACGGGGCGGGCGACGATGGCCCGCGAAGAAACAAAAACCTTGCTCCCGGTGATCGTTTGGGTGTCCGCCAGAACCATATCCCCACCACCAGGCGCACCCGTAGAATCCGCAGAACATACGGGAAGTCCATCGGTCCCGATGGCGCTCACTTTATCGGTCCCTCCGCATGTCAGGGATTTGATACCACCCAGAGCCGCCGCCGCCGGATTCGGGAGTTGCGCCGCCGGGATCGTTCCCATCGTGGCCGTGGCAAGCGATACCTGATAAGGCAATGTCCCAACGGTTCCCGTCGTTAAGCTGATATTCCATAGGTCCTGCATGGCCCCCGTCGATAAAGAAATTCGATAGGGTAGAACCCCGGTCACTCCGGTCGAAAGAGCTACTTGATATCCCAGCGTCCCAACGGTCCCGGTCGAAAGCCCGATCTTCCACAAATTCTCCATGGCTCCCGTGGCTAGAGATATCTTGTAGGGAAGGACACCCGTCACGCCGGTCCCGAGCGCCACCTGGTAGGGAAGCGTATTGATTACACCCGTAGAAAGACTGACCTTTCGATTCTGTAGCTCTGAAAGGATCGTCCCAGTCGCGAGGGATACCGCCAACCCCGACGGCAAATCTTCCATGGTTCCCGTCGCCAGGCTGATCTTCCAGATGTTCTGCATCGCTCCTGTTGCCAGGGATACTTGGTAAGGCAATACCCCGGTTACACCCGTCGAAAGGGCGACCTGATAGCCAATCAATCCCGACATACAACTTGTGTATTCGATGTTCCCGGAGTCGTCCGTCTTGATGCACGAAAGCGAACCAGGGTATGCGGAAGGGTAGGTATATTTGAGCCCGTTTATGGTGATGTTGTCTCCAGTCACGGCCAGCGTAGAAGTCCTGATCCCCTGCGTAGCCGTGAAACTGGATTGAACGGTAAGACTCCGGGTGATCGTGTCGCCCATCGTCCCGGTATCTACGTGAATCTTCCATAAATTCTGCATAGCCGATGTTGCAAGCGAAAGTTTGTACCCCAAAGAATCCAAACTCAAAGTTATCGAAGATCCACTGACGACTCCTGAAAACTGATTGGGGTTAAACATTGCGTCGGATGTCGGGCTGGAACGAACGGGTCCGGCAGTGATGGCGAGAGAAGACGCGCCTCCACTCCCCGTATTATCAGTCGATGGTTCCCAATAGGACGAACCGTTGTTCCATTTCAATACCTGACCATCGGAGGCTGGCACGTTGCGAACCAACTGGCTTCCCGAAAGGGTCATGGAACTCGTAAATACTGCCGTAGACGAAACAACGCCAAGTGCAAATGTCCCGCTGGACTGAAAATGAATTGGTTGGTTTACAACAAAAAGTCGGTCGTTCGGTATATAACTGATAACTCCGTCTCGGGACACTCCGGTTGTGGATCGGAATTGAAGATAATGCTTGCGGGTATCGCGCCCACCTTTGATATCCAATCCAAAAGCATTGTTTGAATTGGTTTGCCCCTGCATCGACCATCCATAGGATGTAGAACCCTCAAAGGTTGGATTAGAATCAAGTGTAATATTTTCATGCACACTAGAAATATTGGAATCAGCTTTTAACCGGATGGCCTGATCGTATGCCGAAGCATCGAAGTCTGTGATTTCCGATAAATAAACATTCGACAAATTGAGAAATTGATAGGCTGTCGGAGCGCCAGCAGGGTCATAATAAAACTCAAGGCTTGTGTCGTCTGTCGTGATAATGCCGTTAGACATATACAAATAACCGTTCACGGTGGCATCCCCGGTAAGCAATCCTCCGCCTCCCGTTATCGTCATACTTGTTACGGAAGAATTAAATGCGGTAGCTCCAATAGTGCTTGTGGTTAGACCATACCCAGCAGTAAGCGTTTTAGTCGAAACGTGAGATCCCAGATCGTCTTTTCCTCCGGATACTGTAGATCCACCAACAACTGCCGTGGTACTGATTGTTCCATCCGCCCAAACCACCATGCTCGATAATCGGACCGCGTAAATTGTTGCACTCGATACGGTCATGGAACTCATAAGAACCATGACCGAATTAGAACCTTCCCCGCCGATTTTGGCGACGTTGCTGGATGTCGCTACCGCGCCGTACCCAATGGCAATGGATTTGTTGATCGAATTGCTTCCCGCTGTAGCCCCAGACCCGACAAAGGTATTGCTTGACCCCAGAGTAAGAACCGATCCTGCCTGATACCCAATTGAGGTATTGTCTGATGCTCCGGAACCCGAATAGCAGGAAGTGTGTCCAACGCAGGTATTGTTGAGTCCGGTCGTTAACCTATTCGCGGAATCGACACCCATTACGGTATTGTTCACTCCGATGACAGTGTTCGCTCCCATTGCCGAATCACCAACAGCCGTATTCGCCGTGGCTCCAGCCATGGTCGCTAAGGTGCCTCTCCCTATTCCTGTATTATTGTTCGCCGTCGTTCCGACGGAAGCGCAAGCACCAGAACCAAGACAACTATTCGATCCAGCAGATCCAGAATTTCCGGAGTTATACCCAACGTAGGTATTGTCGTAGGTGCTTGCTCCCATCCCGGAATGTGCGCCAGAACCCATCACCGTATTACGTTGCGCCGACGCATTCCATCCAACACCTCTTCCGAGTACGGTGTTCCAATTCGTTCCCCTCGCAAATACCGTTCCATCCTGAGTGATCGATCCACCCTTCATATTGATTGTCGAGACTTCGACGATTTGATCGACGAACGTCATGGAGGACGTATGCGTCTTTGGGGCCGCGATGGTCTGGTTCCCGGAAACCGTCACGACCATCGAGGATATTTCAATGTAAGCAGTTGAATCCCCGACGAGCGTCACGTTGAATGCTCCCGGTGAAAAGGCGATGTTGGCCGTAGGGCTTGAAACCTTTGTCGCCCCTTCCCAAACAGACAATGTTGATCCTCCTCCACCAACACCCCCGGTATCGTCCGTTTGCCACTCTAAGTTGACGAATCCGTTCGAGTCGATATTCCGTATGCCGAGAACATTGTCCACGGATCCAGTCGATGACGGGAGACGATATTTCTGAGTGTGGGTTATTGTCGGAGATGATTGAAATTGGACATACTGATTATTGGTGGTATCCCAATAACGATACGGTTGTCCGCCCAATATTCCGTCAGAATTTTCTGCGCTGTCTGGCCAAATTCCGTGGTATCCAGCATCAACGCCATCGGATCGTCTGTAACGAATAGACCATGGCGGAAGAACCGTATTGCCTCCGTAAGTAACTCCATTCTGTTCCATCACTTCCTGTCCGGCATAAGAAGCTCCGCTGTACCAAATAATCGGAGCATTTCCAGACGTACCAACCGTTCTCAGAACGAACGAACTGGCAACAACAGAAAATGACGAAGTTATAGTTTGAGGCTGGCTAAAGGTTTGATTCGTGTTCGTGTAGGCAACCGTAGAAGCTAAAGCGAGAGTAACTCCTCCAGATGTACCTCCGCCAGTTAACCCCGTACCACCGAAAACTCCCGTTATACTCCCTGCTCCACCACCACCCGCGACAGAAGTAGTGCTAATTGTTCCATCGGCCCAAACGACCATACTAGAAACGGTTACTTTCGTCGCCGTAACAGATCCGATGACGGTCATGGAACTATTGGAAATTACGGTATTTCCGGTCGCTGGCTGTAAACGGATAGAACCACCGGAGGGGTTCGTATTCAATATTCGTATCTCAGAACCTTGCAATCCGATGGAGGCATTGGCATCGACAATGTTGTAGGTGCTTGCGGTTACGTTGGCGACGGCGTTCACGGAAAATGCGGGTCCACCATTACGGGAAGCCCTGATTAAAGTGGCACTCCCTCCCGTCCCGGTTGAGATGTCCAGGAACCCCGTTCCCGGCCAGCTACCGATAACAATAGAAGATGAGACAGTCACCGATCTTGCCGTGATGGTTGAGATATTCGCCCATCCTGCCGTGGCGGTTGAGATATAGAGTGTCAGGAGCGTTCCGGAAGACGCATTGATCCATTCGATATTCGCCGTTGAGATAGTAACCGCGTCCCCCAGGGTAATCGTGGCGGTCCCCCCGCCCACAAGAGAGGCATTGAAATCGGTACTGTCGAAATTGAATATCTGGGTTGGGCTTGAGATTTTGACGGTCCCCTCGAAAACAGCAATTCCAGATCCACCCCCACCGGCTCCACAAGCCGCGCCGGTAGTCGAAAGGCGTCCGCCCGTAGCGGTTTGTACGCATTCCCCGGAGGCCAGAGTATCTATGACAAGACCTTTCGAGTAGGCCACCCCGTTCGTAGATACGGCGAAGTGGTAAATCGCACTGTTGGTGGTGACAAAAAGCGAGTAGGTGTTGGCGTTCGTCGTTATGATGTCCGACCGCGCCAGAAAAGTAGACAAACCGTTGGCAACCAAGCGACTCTGACCCGTATAGGCAGGGGTGTCAATCAATACTTGGGTCGGTGTCATGGTCGAAATAGTCAAGGCTCCGGAGAATACAAGAGGTCCAGAAAAGGTCTGAGTATTGGTCGAGGTCAGGATAGCGACCGAGGAATCAATGATGTCGAAGTCTCCACGAATCTTGGTTCCCCATCCCGTAGATCCGTCTTCCGGCTTAGTAAGGCCCATTCGCGTCGTATAGGTATCTGCCGCATATCCGACAGTACCCAATAAGAGAAACAACGCTGAAAACAGTAGTTTTCTCATCATTCCATCTCCGGAGATCCGATAACCTTCAAAACTTCATGGCCGCAGCGCACCGATGGGTCAAGCAGGGTCTTAATCCCAGCCTTCCGCAACTTAGAGAAAAAGAGCATTTCTTCGCTGGCATGATTGATCGTGTAATCGCCGCCGAGCGAATAGCAATTAAAGTACGCAAAGTATGGCATCTCCAGTTTCTTGAAAATATCGGATCGGACCAACAGACATCCCATACCGGAAACGTCCACGGTCTGAATCGTGGTGAAGTCACGTAGCGGTTTGTAGAAAAGCGTCTGATTCCCGTCCTTATCGATAAATCCCATTGACTCAATGGTTTTACGCTGGCTTTCGTGCTTCTCCCAAGTCGCATAATGACCTGGGACCGCAACGTGAGGATGTGCCTTTCTGAAATACAGCCCGGACACGACCGGGAATTCATCAGTAACATGCGCCAAGAGGCGCGGGATCGTGTCAACGGGCCAAATCTGGTCGGCGTCAGCGAAGAATATGTAGTCTGCCGCGTATTTGCTGGACAGGGCATTATCCACGGCTTCGTTTCGGTTTCGATCCAACGGGAATGTGTCGGAAATCATGGGATTAATATTGCATCCCTCAACGGGATGACGAACTAGGTCAAGAAAAGACCGGAATACGCGGGTTGAGATGGTCGGCCAGGTGCAGGGGAAATAGATGACGAGGTTCATTCTCCCGTTACCTTCTCGGAAGCCTGCGAAAGAATGACGTTGCGGAATTGCGGGACTTTAAGTGCTTTGTTGATAACCCCCGCCAAGCCTGTTGCCGCCCCCATCAAAATCGGAGAAGAAACCGTCCCAATAAGAGCCCCTGCCGGGGTAACAGCTCCACCACCTAGCGCGGCGAACATGGGGACAAGACTTTTCACATAAGAAATGTTTCCAGACATGACAAGAGGGAAAATATTTGAAAATTCGTTCGCCATTGCCGCTTGCGCGTATTTGGACATAGATTTCTTTACTTTCGGGTCCAACTGAGAGAGAACCCTATCGACGGAATGCAATTTTTCCATCATGGCAGGAATTGATCCCATGTCTTTCCACGGCGTTGCTTTGATGACGCGCTGAATGGCTCGTCGGCCTTTTACCATCTCCGTCCCCAATTCCTTTGCGGTCATCGGAATCATCGTAAACCCTTCTCCTTTAATTGGTTTTTCGACGATATCAACAGCCCTGGTCGCCGTTTTTCTCGCCTGTGTTAAGAGCGGATCAAAAACCTCTTTCGCCGTTTGCTCCGACGCGAAACCAGCTTTCTTGATGGCCGACTCAACGCCTTTACCTGCCATCCATCGGCGTATCGTGCTTACGATTGGAATTGGCAATTCCGGGTTTTCAAACATTTGTGGAAATCGGCTTTTCGCAATCCCAGTCGATGTCTGTAACCCAGACGAAACTCCGCGACCGATAGCTTTTGCCGCCATGCCGCCATATTTCGCGGCTGGAGCCGCAACCGCTTTTGGAATAAATTTCTCAGGAGCCGCCATAACTGCTTGCCCGATATTACCGAGAGCAATTTTCAGAGGATCGAGCGGAGTGGGCACTCCGAGTGCAACATTCGCTCCGCGACGAAGTACGTCTGCTCCCTGTGCCGCCAATACTCCCACAGGAGGACCGCCCAATGCTGTCCCGACAATCCCGGCAGTAGCAGGAATAAACTCTTGATAATCTCGATACGTTTTCTGCGGATCTTCTAGAGCCTTCATTGCGAAATCAGCCATTTTCATAGGCAATGGCTTCACGTAATCCGCATACGAAGAAACCATATCGACGAGAGATTTTGGAGCGTCGGAAGCTTTCGCCAAAATCCGTTTCCTTTGGTCCGGAGACGCTTGCCCCCATCTAGGGTCAGACGTTATTTGGGCGATGGTCGCCATTAAAGTCCGGCCTCTGAATAGATGCCGTCCATCTCGGACGGTTCGTCCATAATCGTCTGATCGTATTGGGATTCCGTTGACCTTTGTTGCAAATCCCACGGCGCATCCTGGGTTTTAATCCCGAATTCACGCAGGAGAGCGTCAACCTGGAAAATATTCCCGGATTTGGATACATCCAGTAATCTCTTGATTTGTCCAAGTTTTCTCCTCGATACGTCTGGATTCTCGCCGATCTGTGGCAACAACCCGCGCATACGAACAGCGTCCTGTTCTGTCATTACACCCACATCGCCGGTAAAGGATCGAAGCCTCGCAATCAGGCCATCAGCAAGCTGTTGGAACGCATAAATCTTGTTTGTACCCGGCGCGTTCCCTCGCGTGAGTGCGGCCCTCGGAGCTTCATAAAGCCTTCCACGCAATCCCAATGCCTGTCCAACTTTCCCCTCTTTCTCGATTTCGTCGTAAAGTTTAAACAAATCGTCTGTCTGAATTTCGGTTCCACGGATACTCGCCGCTGCTTTCTCGTATTGCACCTTCTGTTGCCCGACGATACGCGAATTTACGGCGTCGATACGTTCTTTCTGACGATTCTCTTGTGCATCGATGCGTTCCTTCTGGCGTTTAGCCAATTCTGCTTGGGCTTTCTTTTGCGCCAATGCCTTCGCTGTCATGGCAAGTCCAGATTTCGTCATACCTGACGGTGCTGTAATTGGCGGCGATGAGGATGGAGGAAGACTTCCCGTATCCTCCCCAAGTGATGCCATGTCCGATCTTTGCGGTGGAAGATCATTTTGGCTTCCTAATGCGAGTTTCATTGCTGCCTCTGGATTGTAAACGGACATAAGCGCGACCATATCATCGCGTGTCATTTTGTCCTTTGTTAGCGGCAAAGTAGCGAGTGCCGCTTCTAGTGGAGCCCCGCTGTATTCACCCATTGTCTCGGGGACTCCGCTAGGAAACAAATCTCGGATGGTCATTTGCGCCATGCGTTGTTTTCGCAGTTTTTCTTGAATATCTTTGCTCGCAAGATACCCCTGACCAATATTCTTCGCCGCCCCAAGTGCCGCCTCTAGAACTTGTCGAGCATCCGAGGGTTGAGCCTCGACTTCCGCCAACATCTCATAAAGTCTATCGCTAGGCATAAAATACCTCGTCAGATGTAGTTTGAAATCAGATAATTTGACGGTTTACTCTTAAAATAAGGACTGAGAGTAAGGGCCGTTTGGCCTATTCCACCAAGACTGGAAAGAAGCGTAGCCGCCAAATTGGGCGCAGCCTTAGACCCGATGGCTCTCGCTAAAGCCAAGGATTGCTGGTGTTCTTTCTCTAATTGGGCATTTTTCAACGAACCCGCCCCTACAACCCCATACAAAGCGTCGTAAATGCCCCTTCCGCCCATTGTTCCTGACCTGCTGAGTTCCTGACCTGCATATTCGCCTACGGGCCGTCCTGATGCCGTTGCTGACGTTGTAGCGCGATCCCCGATCCTGCCCAGGGATTCCTGTAGAGAAACCCTGCTCTTTTTCAGGATGTCTTTGTAGGGGTCCGTCTTCCCGACGCCGCTAAGATCAAATAGTTTGATATCTGCCGCTGTCATAGCCATATTTTTACCCTCACCCTTGACTTCCGGCGTATCCGCCTAATCCTGCCCCTAAAACTCCTCCAATGACAATTCCTGGCAGACCAAACGGAGCCCCAGCCATCGCTCCAGACGCACCACCGCCCAGGACACCACTAGCAATACCGGAAGACCCACCCTTCTTGGACATCTTTCCGATCAATTTCGCTAGTTCTAGTCTGCGAGCGTTCTCTAGATCACCCATGTAATCTTGAGTAGGAATTTGCCCCAACGCCGTAGCCAAATCGCTCTCATTTGATGCCAAATCCGTTAATTCGCCCGCGTTTATGTCGCCCATTGTGTAATTGGCTACCCCGCTACCCAGACGACCACTGGCGGCCTGTTCACCGACGGCCTTCCGACGCGCTTTTGCGTACTGATTCTGGATGGTCATACCCGCCGTGTCTGCGGTCTGGCCAAGAACGTCTTCCAGGGTAGATGGTGCGGTATCAGCGATAAGAGCCATAGATCACCTCAAGAGAAAGCCGCGTATTTTAGCGTTCCGTTCACTTTCGTATATAAACGATGCAGCGTTTTGTCATAAACAAATTCTAACTCCCCCACATCATTTGCTATAGGGGGACTCGTTCTGCTCGGACGTAATTTCTTGGTCGCAAAATTCCTCAATACAGCGTTCAAATCGGTCCATACTCCCGGTTCGTCACTGTAAGCTCCGGACTTCAAGACAGGCTGTTTTGGATTTACGCTCATACAATATCCCCGCGAGAAGTCGTAAGCCGGTAATATAACCTTAACTCGTCCACAGAAAATGGGCGATCAATACCATTGGTCCGAACTCTGAATCTGACGGATGGAGCCATAAAATTGATATTCAAACGCTTCGTCATCCCGTCAGATTGGCCAGATTCCTGCGTCAAATCAACTTCAATGTCCGTATAGGTCAATCCGCCATCAGTTGAATACCCAACAGAAAGATCGTATTCACCGGATCTCTCGCAGGACAACATCAATTCCTTACCTTTCATAATGAATCCCGACTGTCCGAAATCGGCAGTTTCGTAGTAGGAATCAATCGTGGAACCATTCTTGGAATATCCATATTCGAGTCTATAAATTGACCCGTCCTCACTCGACCCTCCAATGAATGATTCACCGAAACGACAGAAAGACAGGAGTTTGAAATCCTTCTTGTGCCAGGGGCTCTCAAAAGTAGATTTACCAAGAATCAAGACAATATCGTTCTCGGTTGCCCCCAAAGTGGAGGCCGCCAACCAATAGCGATTGCCCCATATAAACGATCCCACATTCTGCAAATTGGTAGCCCCAGAGGTAGAAGACAAAACCCAGTTCACGGTGAAAGCGTTTACGACGGGAACCGTCTGATTCTGCGCGTCCAGATACATTTCAATTTTGATTTGTATATACGTATTCGTAATCGCCGTGTTTGGGATGGCCCCCGGAACGATGGCTGTCCAAGGTTGCGCCGATACCGCCCCGTTCGTGGAAGCTGCCCGGAAGTAGGAAGTGATAATCGTCCCCGACCTATTACCGTCGAGCTGATATGCTCCCCATTGAAGTAGATTCCCACCTGTATTTTTGATCGGAGAAATGTATTGCGTCCCAACATACACCTTGTCGATGACAGGGGAATATTGCCCGTTCGATGAATAGAGATAGACTCCCCATCGAAGGTATCGCTTGAGTACAGACCCTATGGCCCCCTCATTGGCGACATTTACCTCCGCATCCCAATTTGTTCCATCTGCGGAAGACTGGGTGAAAAACTGGTAGGTCTGCGAATTCGTTGTCATAATGGCAACAAGATTACCGTAAGAGGCAGGAGCCACCGATAGATCAAGCGTTTTGGAAATAAATTTACCATCTGGCTCATACCCTGCCTGATAGACATAAATCCCCTGGACCGTAGTCTGAACTCGCAAATAGGTCAAAACAAAAAGTCTAACGTAACGAGCTGTTACGGTTGAAAAATTTAACGTAAAATCTGTGGCTGTGAATTCTCCCCAATAACCGGCCCCTCCGCTACCCCCATTATCAGCAAGGACTGTTGCTACGGGGGTATAGGTCGAATCATCAGAAGAAACTTCGATCCTGGCCCAATCAATCAATAGATTTTCGGGCTGGTTGTATTTAGCGACGGCCAAACCTTTCACTACAACGCGACCGACTGAATAGACAGATCCAAGGTCTATAACAAAATCTGTTGATATCCCTGCTCCCAAAGTTCGATAGCCCGCGATAGTCGAGTCATTTCCATCGGTGACATAAGACTTAGACCCGACGATCGCGCACTGATACCCTCGAATATCGGCATATTTACCCGCCGAAAGAAGCGTTCCGGGATTTCCGGAGGTCACAAGATCAAGCTGTAGATTTCCCGGATTGGTGGTCCCCGTTGTGTCATCGTGAGTCCCCGCCTCGAAATTGGCCTGGGTATCGTCTGCGGGTGAAAGAGTTAAGGCATCATTGGCTGTTGAAAGATTGGCAGGAACCGTGCCAGTCGCCAGATCTGCCGTTTCTGACATATTCCAGAATTCCGTTGTCAGAAGCGGTTGCTGTAATTTTGAGAACGCAAATACCCCCGGTTCTGGGTTTGCCGGATCTACGATGTCGGAGATTCGTTTCGCTTCTTCGCCATCAAACACATAAAGACCATCAACGCCGATAAAATGAACCAGATTGTCTTTGATCTGTATGGATTCTTGGAAGCGCGTACCCGTTGACGAGCGCGTTTTGACCCGCGTGTAGGTGTATTCGTCATATCCGACGACCCTCCAGACCGAATACTGCTTGGAGCAATAGAGATATCCGCGATACATGAAAATACCTGTACCCTGGTCAGCATCTCCCTCGGAAATTTGCAGTTCATTATCGGCGGGCCAAGCATCTGCGTCATCGGGCGTAATTTCCGTACCCGTCGAATCTGCCAGAGCCGAAAACCGAAGCGACGATAAATCACCGCTGATTCCGTACATCCAGATCCTCTCATCATGATAGGCGATGTATCGTCCCGGCGGTACATCCGGAGTTCCCGCCGTTCCGTCCAAGGTCGCCAAAGCACTTCCGTTCCATGTCATCACAGAATCCGAACCATTGGTGAGCCATACTTTGTCACGGATTACGGCTCCTCTCAGTTGGAAAAACGACGATAGGCCAGTTTTGATCTGAGTAAAAGTAACGTAATCCGTCGTCCACCATACGGTTGTATTATCGGAGCAAATCAGTTGGGAAGATCCGTCCGAGGTCTTGTAAAATTCTAAAAGTAGCGTCGGGGGGTTTCCGGACGGAAGTTGTCCTAATTTGGTGTACCCCAGAGAGGTAACAACTGATCCCGGCTTCTCGTCCATCCAAACATTGAGATTATCGGGGGACTGACCCTCGGGGAGTTTCGATGGAGAGGCCGCCGTATTCAGCGTCCCCCACTTATCGACCACAATCTCTTTGGCATCTTCCAGGATAGCTGTCATGGCGTATCCACGTTCGCCCAGGGGGTATTGGCGTTGACAGCGAATGTCAGATCGTATCCCCCGAAACCGCCCTCTCCGAAACCACCTTCTCCAAAACCTACGGATTGAACAAGAATGTACCCACCGTCTCCCACATCGAAAAACGTAGTCTCCGCCTCCGACCCAAAAGAAGAAAACAAAACGGACGAATCTACCGCATCAGAGAAATCCGACGTAATAGATTCCGACTGGTTCTTAAAAGTCACACCCGTTTCTGTGATATTCGAGAAATCGCTCATCAGTATCCTTGACCCGACCACCTGAACTGTAGGAGGCTATCGGAGAATCGCTGGACCTTCGACAACAACCTCCGCTTGTGATCCTCATAGAGTTTCAAATTCAGGTCGGACCGCTTGGAATTCCCCATCTTATGCTCGCATAGAAAAGCCGCATAGAAGGGAAGACAATCGTTAAACGTCACATGAAGGTCCGGAGCCGTGGTGTCGTCACTGAGATCGGGTGGAACTTTAACGTATTGAATCTGAATCGTTTTCCCGGAATTGGCAGCGTCCGGAGGAGGCCACAAGCCAATCTTAGCGTTGTCTGCCCGATAAGCGTAATTCGGCGCAGCAGATTCCGCGTTTTGCCAATCCTGGCGGAATTTCGCCAGATCCGTGCGGTCCACTATCGTCATAACGAAATCGTTGAAATAAATATCCGACAACGAAACGAAATCGGTCGGGAGGGTGTAAACAGCCTGGTCCTCCACGGAGGTCGCCTCCGCCGTCTGTAGAGGCCATTCTGTTTCAGTCCCAAGAATACGAATCGCCTGGTTCAAATAGTCGTAAATTTCGTCGTCCGTAAAATGAGAATTAGCCGCCGTTTCTTCGTCTATGATCCGACGGGTCGATTCCAGTAAAGTCAGCCGTGTCGCCATAGTTTACCCCTTGGGGAAAAAATACGCCTTTGGAGGCTCATAGTAAAAAAGCCTCTTTTCCGTCGGATGCCATCGTCTCTTTCGGATGTCCTGGACATGGGCCGTCGATCCCCCAGGATCGCTCGGGTTGGCGGTCCCCATTTCTTTGAAATAAGGCGCGAGCGGAGGGAGACGGTTCACACAATGTCGGCAAAGCCAGAGTTCCCCGTCCATGTATAGGGTTCCGGCCAAATCACCGCATGTTGAGCAATATCGTTCCATGAATCCTCCCCTCCCCGGAAGCGGTGAAGCCTCCGGGGAGGTTTAGACACTAATAACCCTGGGTAACTCGTCCTCTCTCCCAGATGAGAGTTGCCGCACCTGTCGCCGCTTGAGGAGCCACGATGATTCCGTTCGTAAACTGCAACGGAGGATCAAGGTAGTAACTCGTATTGGCCGACGATGAGGTGTACCACACTTTCAATTTGAAAGTGTGGTTTGTGGCCGTCAGCGTATTCGGAGTAACGGTCGACGACGCATCGAACACAGTCAAATACTCGGTTGGCGAAGCACCGGACGAAAGAAGGACGGCATACAGTGCCGCCGGTCCAATCGTAATGGTGGATACAGTCGCCGTGTAATTAACCGCAGTATAAGCCTTTGCTCCACGCGCCGCTCCCGCCGCTTCCGAAGAAGACGACAGAAACAGCATCCCCGCAACAAGAAGAAACGCGCCAATCAATTTATTCATGGTTGGTTTCCTCCTTACGCGGCGGTCTTGACCCACACAGCATGGTTATCCCGAAGGGTAGCCACACCGTATAGGGCAGAACCGGCGTATGGGGTGCTGTAACGAACCCGAGAGAACTTCTCCAACTTGAAGTCTTTCTGCATAACGACGCCGAAAGCCTCCCGATAGAAAAGCACATTGTCGCGTTTCACCGCAGTTGTCGTAACCTGGGTCGAAACTTCGACAGGGGTTCCATACAGTCCCACTACGCGACCGCCTTCGACCTGTAAGCCCTTCGAGAAGCCGGTGGTATTGGCAAGCGTGAACTTGTCAATCCCGAGAATGTCCCCATGAGCAACAGGAGCCAAAACCCAGCACCGATCTTCCTTCGGAACATCCAGATCATCCAATTTTCTCTGAGCTTCGATGATGGACCCATCACCCAAAGCTCCAGAAGCATCCACGATATTAGTCGTTAAAGACACAACCAATGCCAACACATCGGCATCCGTTTGCTGACCAATAGCTTTACCGAAGGCTTCCGAGAATTCCGCTTCCCAATCCAGCACGGATTGAAAGTCCACGATATCCACCAGATCCGCCGAGACGTTCTTCCATTTGTTAATGGTGATGGTCTTTGCGGTTGGCGATATTTCGCTGTTCGTGAACGATCCGTCCGTCGTGGAAATGTCCGTCGGCGTCAGGGAAGGGAACACCTGGAACGTCACGCGATCTCCGACCTTGTTGATTTGGCCTTTGATCAGCGCATCCCCTTCAACGCCATTCAGACAATGCTTCCACACCTTTGAGGCAGCATATCGAGCCTTGAGCGCGCGCTGTCTAAGCCACGCTGGTACGGCTGTCGATATGCCATTTGAGTCTAGTCCTGTTTCATTAGCCATGACTGGCTATCCTTTTTGGTTTATTTTTTCACCCGACCCTCGCGATACGCTGACCGGATTTCGCGGTCCAAGGCTTCCGATTGCTTCTTCATGTCATCGGTCCAAGTTCTTGGATCATTCGGAAATTTGCCGACCTCTTTGATGATTTCGGCTTCCGTCCATACCCGTTGCCCATTCAAGGATGGCGGTGCCCCGATAACCGGAGCCGCCTTCGCCTTTAGAACGCTTTTATCCGTTATGCCCTTCTGTTTTTGCCAGAGAAACAGGGCATATTCTGCACGTTCCATCGGTCGCATATTCTTCATGGCCGGGGTGGATTGGACGATTTCCGCTATGTCTTGTTCGTCATCGTCAGTCAGTCCTCGTTGAGTCTTGATGAATTTGGTGGCTTCTGTCGTTTCTTGCCGCCATTCGGAGGTTTCTTGATCCACGACTTGTCGCTCATTGAGCTGCGAAAGCAACCGCTTCTCAAACTGCGACAGGTGGGTTCCAATCTTTTCTTCGATTGTCTCCTCTGGGGCTTCCCAAAACGACTTGCCAGGCTTTCGATTGTCTCCCGATGATTTAAGGGACGCTTCGAGTTGATCCAGGCGGGTTTGCAAGTTCCCGACTATTTCTTCTCTCTGCGATCTTTCGTCGCGTAGGCGACCTCTCAGCTCGCGGATAGTATCGAGCTTGGAAGGGCCTCGGGTACGGGTTTGACGATCTGTTGCCGAACCACCTTCGGTAGACTCTTGCGAGCCACCGGCACGTTCCTGTCCGTCTTGCGACGATTCGGGGGCGACACTCCCCGTCTCCGTGGATACGTCGGAGGTTGTTTTTACGGTCGCACCGCCGGAATTGATCGGCGCGTCTACAGTTCCCACTAAGTCGCTCACAGGGCGACCTCCTGATAACGGGCCATTGGCCCGGATTTTGCGTCTAGTAACATTGGTAGAGAATCGTCACGCTGGCAGCGTTTGTCTTTCGATAGCTCAATCCCTTCGGGAGAGCTACGTCATAATATTTGCATTGATCCGCAACCAGCGTTGAAATTGGACCTAGAAATTGACTATCAGCAACGGTCCATGTCGAGTTATAAACCGTCATGGAAGCACTGGCGACGCCAAAAGAGGTGCAAATTCCATGGAGAATTCCTCTCTGAGTTCCCTCGCATAGCGGAACGAAATTATGAGTCGTCAGTGTATTGGTCGATCGCCAGATATCACCTGCTTTAACGAAAGAGGGCATGGCCAGAAGTAAGGAAAAAATCAATAGTCGTTTCATCGGTTCACCTCAGTAACACTTGTAAAGAATTCCGACGACCGCCGCGTTGTTCTTGAAGAAATACATCCCGCTCGAAAAGGCTACGTCGTAGTATTTGCACTGATCGGCGACCAATGTCGTAATCGGACCTACGATATTGCCGCTGGTAAATGTGGCACTCGACAGAATGGCGATGGAAGAACCGGCCACACCAAAGTTCGTACAGACACCATGGAAAATACCTCTTTGTGTATTTGAACAAAGAGTCTGCATAGTGGCCTGGGTCGTGATCGCGTTGCTGGACCTCCAGACATCGACCGCCATCGAGGACAGAGATGCCCCAAGTAAAAGTGCCATCGTTAAAATTATTTTCTTCATCGCGTTTCTCCTCTGGCTTCGCTTAGTAGTTGTTCAATCTCGATGGGGGGTTGATCCTCCCGACCGTCTTTTTCCAAAAACGCCAATTCTGATTCCAGCGTTAACATGGCCTGTTTGAACCCCTTCTCTATTCCCGCATAGTAACGCCAAGCCGACTCCGATCCTCTGGCCGCCGCCCGGTCACGATTTTCTTCTATCTTTGAAACCTTTTTGACCCATTCTTCCTGGAGAGCCCGATACGCGGGATTCTCAACTAGGGAGGCGAGTAGGGCGTAGTTATTCACTCGGCTCATAGGACACTCGCTACGTCTTGCGCGTTCTGCTCGGCGTCGTACCTTGCTGCGGCCCCTAGTTCACCGGCTCGAGAACGCATCGATTCTGCGTTCCCGGCAGCCGCTCCTGCTTGTTCGATAGCGTTCAGAGGCATACCCGGACCCGGCATACCGGGAGGCATCGGAACTCCGGGAGTCCAAACCGCTTTCGGGTTCATGCCAATCCCCCTCGCCAGTTCCTCAACAAAAGGCTGAATGTTGACTTGGCCCAGTTGCGGATTCTGGCTCCGGATCGAAGTCACAATCTGGAGAAATTGGAGCAAGTCTTTGTTGCGTTGAGGACGGAAGTCTTTGTCCGTGACGATCTTCGTCACGACCTCAACATCCAACGCCAAATCCGATGGATAAACGCGGATGTTGTTGGCTTGACCCGTTGCCGCGATCGAGAACGGCTGATCGAGGAACGAAATGTTGTTTTCGTGACATTTAGAGATGTGTTCCCGAAGGAGGGTTTCGCTCGCAATTTCCGCCATGACCGATAGCCGTCGGACGGCCTCTGTTTGCGCGATAGACGATTCCGTAGCCGTGGCTTCCGTAACAAGAGCCTGCAGATTGTCGGTCGCTCCCGTCGTCGCTCGGAACTCCGACTTCATCAACTGTTCTAGCTGGAGTCCAAAATTGACGCCTTCCAGCTGGGGACGTATGGCTTTCAACATCGAATCAGGATCTCCGTCTACTTCGACCAATCCCCAAGGCCGAACCTTCATCTGGCTTTGTTTCAGGTTCCCCATACGATTCGAGAGCCACATATTGAATAGCGAGAAGGTGATGGTGTCATGCATTCGTGCGCGATTTGAGTTGATCTCGGGCTGTGTCGCTTCCGCGACTCTACCCACGCCATAAGCGTAAGGTTCCATCTCGAATTCGTTCATATGGGCGAACCCGATGGGCCGTCGTTTATAAACCGACGGATGGCCCTTGATCGTCGCCAGGTCATTCACCGTCGCGATACACCACTCGCGTCCGCTTTGGTCGTTGTTGAGATTCCCGTAGTAGGTAATCAGTTGGAGCAAACTAGAGGGGCCTTGGGATCCGGCATAAGTCTGGTATCCGGCGTTAGTCATTCGAGCCGTCAGCTCTGGAGACAGGTTTTTCGCATCGCCGGAAGCGGTAATCGCGTCTTCGATGGTCTGAGCATCCCATACATCCGGCATTTTCCTTGCGAGAGCCCTTAAATATTCCGGCGTGACATAATCAATCAGGGCGTGCCAACTTGATTGGGCGATATCGAAGGCCAGAGGATCGAACGCAATCTGCAAAAGCGATCGCGGCACGAAATCCGTAGACTCATAGTAGGGCAGATTGACGCTCCAAGGTTGCTCGAACCCGACGGTCCCGAAAAGAGCCATGGACCGGCAAGCCTTCAAGAGTTTCCGTCGGTACTGAGTCGCGGTCTGTTGCCAATTAATGACTTGCTCGGAAACCCAGAGATCGTCCTGAACCACGTCGGGGTTCATAGAGACGAAACTAAAATTGGGTTGGGCCGAAGTCATCGCGCGATAGAAAAACGTCGCAATGGCTTCGGTCGCTCGGGCGGTTTCTGTGACCTGGGGATTGGCGAACCCCGTTAAATCGCCCGTCCTCGCGGGTTTCACCAACCGCCAGAAATCGGCGTAGATATTGAACCGCGAAAGCTGCTGGTGAAGACGGGTATGCCAGAAATCGACCTTTTCTTTGATTTCGTTATGGGGATTTGGAGGAAGTTCTGGATCAATCATAAGTATCCGGCGGCGGTACCTTCGGTATGGAAATCGAAGGATGTCGCGGGCTCCTCGGTTTTATAACGTCTGATTTTTTGGGCTTCTTTATCGGCTTTAATGTCGGCATAAACTTCTTCAATCGTGCGAACCTTCTCTGAGCGTCCGGTGAGGAATAGCCGTGTTTGAAGAAGTTCGACCAGGTAATGAAGAGCGTCCACCAGATCATCGTTCCCGTCCTCGGTTTTCTCCATGGTGGTATCTTTCCACTCGTACATGAGCAATTGTTTCCGGAGTTTCCGGCAGGAAAGATCGACCACGATCCGATCTTCGGAAAAAAGCTGCTGGAGCATTGCTCGGGAGGATTTCTTATCGCGGGTAGAGAGGCGAAGCGGTCTTATTCCGGAGTTCTGGAAATGCCAGAACACCGTCAGTCCCCTCATTTCGGCGTCCTGTTTCGCAGCGTCGTGCGAGAGGGCGTTCCCGACGATGTTTTCCTTGGGCGTCGTCTTTTCTTTGATGATGGAGCCCTGGGCGGCAGGCGAGAGTCCGTTTTGGGCGTGTTCCCGGTAGACAAATAGTCTTCCATCGCGCACAAAGCCCCATACACATCCCGTATTGTCGCGCATCCCCCAATCAATCCCCCGATAGGCGTCGAACACCCCGAGGGGATTCTCCACGGCGGAGGTGTGGCGGGCATTGTCCTGGAAAACATTGAACACCCGACCCACTGCTGACTCGTATTCGGCCATGTATTCCTGGTTCCACACCATTGGATCGAGAGAATTTTTGATCCGGTCGATTTCTTCTTTCGAGATATGGGGGTTGTCATAGGTCGTAAAGTGAAAAGTTGCCCAATCGGTCTTGCCTTCGGCAATCAACCGTTTCGCTTCGTCCTCCAGATCCTTGAACCAGTTGAACCCCTTGGGGGTCGAGACAAAAATGGCGGGGGCCTTATGGACGGACAGGTTCGGCTCGACGACGTTGTACCAGGCTTCCGGCTTATGGTACGCCGCTTCCTCGAAAATAACACCCGTCGGAGCGGGACCACGCAGGGAGTCGGGATCGTCCGATCCCATGTAGTAAAGCTCGCTCCCGTTTTTGAGGGTAATCATCATGTCCTGATCATTCGGTTTCTTGGCGAACGCCTCATGCGGGATCATGCGTTTGATCGAACTCCACGAAATAAGCCGCCCCTGCCTGTAGGTGGGGGAGATGTACCAAACCACCGAGTTAGGCGGTCCCATCCAGTCCAAGATCTTCTTCATCGTGAACACGGTTTTCCCGAACTTGCGACCGGCGCGGACATGCTTAAACCTCGCGGGGGAAGCGTCGATGAGTTTCTGCGCCGGAGTCAGGACAAGGTTGACCTTGAACTTGCGTTCCTTTGCTCCATCGTCCGGTAGCAGGTTCATCGTTTACCCAGAGCCGATTTGAGCGGATCTTTGCTTCGGTATTCCGGTTTGCCCTGCGCCTTGCGCTTCTCCGAGAGCATAATCGCAATAGCTTGATCGCGGCTTTTGACTTCGGGACCACGTTTGCCTCCCGAATGAAGCGTTCCCGATTTCCACTTCGACATCACTTTATCCCAAGGCATCAGTAAATATCCCCCTTATGCGTCGCCATTCCCCTCGGCGGCGTTTTTTCGCCCTTCTGCATCCCGTATTTCATCCGGATTCCCTTCAAGAATAATTCACGGTTCATGGCTCCGAGAGAATCTTCGAGAAAAGAATGTTTTTCCTTCTGGACAACGGGCGGGCGTTCCGGAGATGAAACCTTATCAATCATTTTCGGCAGCCGCGTTTTTTGGTCACGTTGATCCCTCCATGAAAACGAAAGTTTCCTTCGTGTATTCGTGCTGGACGCGCTCGATTTTGGGACTCAGCCGATTCCCCAACTCCTGCCAGAATTGCACCATCTCCCGCGTCGGTTTGAACTCCTCTTTCCAGTAGGCCAACTCGACGGACTGGAGGCAAGTCTTACAGTTGGCCGCGAAACTCATGTCGTCGCGCCTCACGATTTCCGCTTCGGTGACCGAATAATCGCTGGTGCCGTGGCAAAGATGGCAGGTCGCCCGGTACCCTTCCTTGAACCCACGGGCTCCGTCGGTCCCGTACTGCCACCACCAGGACACCAAATCGCCGTTCTGCGTTCCCATCGCCGCCAGCTTCGCCGCGATGAACTCCTTCCATTTGCGGGAGGAGAGAAACTTCGTCGCCCAGTCCCTCGGTTTATTGACAAACTCGCAAGCCAACTCAATATTTCCGTTGTTCTTCTGGAGGGCCCAGATGAACCGTGTCTTATCAGGGGAAAACGAGAAAGGCCGATCGCCGACCTTCCAGGGAGCAAACATGACATCGTTCCCCACAACGAGAGCCTTGCCATATCCCTCGGAAATATCGACAGCCATCTGGCGGGTCTGTTGATCCATAAAAATAGAGAGCAGTTCAGATGATTCAGGCACCTGAATTGCCCTCTGTTTTCACGTATAAAAGACGGCGCGATTTATACCTACGGAACGAGTTTACCCCCAGAGGAGGCATCTGTCAATGGCGCGCGTTTTTCATCGACGACGACACCGATGACGACATTCGGTACTCGATCCCCATGGAACCAGAACAACTTGCACCAGTTGCATTGTCTGAAAGAGATGGGTTTATCGCCATCCCATCCTTCCAAAGGAACGCCCCAGTTATGGGCGCACATGACTTTCATCATTTGGGTTTCTTTCTGAAATAGGCGTCCAGGCTCTTGTCGAGCGATTTCGCCTTGACGGAATTCTCTTTACAGAAGACCTTCGTGATCTTCGGTTTCGGAGCGTATTTCTTCTGCCAGGCCCCCGTCATAGCGGCGTTATTTCATCCCCCGTTGAATCTTGATCCGGGATATCGTTCGGCTCATTGAACCCCTCCGGAACCGATAACTCGTCTTGATCCGGAATTGTCGTTGTGGTGACATCCGTCGGTATCACCGCCTCCGCCGTCATCTCTTTTTTCTCCTCAATGGTGATCTCCGGAATCCGTATCACATACCCCACCGCTAGTGCCAACCCCGCTACCGCAAGCGCCTTCTCCCATCGTCCCATCTTGTACCCCCTCAATATCCCCAGGCCATGCCATCACCCGAATGAATTCTCTGTAAGCCATAAAACCAAATCCGCTCAATATAAACAAACTTAATAAAATCGTTATAGCCCATAACGCAATACATCTGCGCTGCAATTCATTAAACCGCTGAACGTACCCATTGTCAAATCTCATCATTCTATACCTGGGATATTTAATGAAAATTTGTAGGCCATTGCTATAGCCGTTGTTATTGCCATTATTGTAACTTGGATATGTTGGTAAAGTCTGTGGGGGGGATTAGAACTATGATCTAGGTGTGGGGGTGAACTACCCTCCCCTACGGTATGGGGTATCATAGGTACAATAGCCTATACAAATCATATTGATATATAGCATTGATTATATATATGTCCGATAATGTTAATTATGTTTCATAGCCAAGCAACGTAGCTTGTTTATTAGTTTCGGAGTGCCAATTTAGAGTTTTTCTGGTGTACCAGCTGGTAGTTTACTATTTGCATTGCCGTTTTCTGATACGGGAGTTTCGCTCTGGCGATTATCGCTCACTAGTCCCTCTCCCCCTGCTTTACTCGCAGACCTTATCTCTATCTCTTGCTCTGGTTCTGCTTCAACTATCCGTTGTCTAGCTATCAGCGTACGAGTAACGGCTGGTATGCTTCCGCTTAGGCTATAGCTTGCTTCGCAAACGATGAGATAACCGCATCGGCATCGCTCTATCCACTTCATGCCATTTCCGGAGTGTTGTTGCGATCTATTGAGCACTCTGAAGTTATGATTATGCCGATGAGGATTCACCGTTTCCGTTTTTTCGAGCATAGGTTGGCCATATCTTCCTTTAGTTTCTTTTCCTTCGGATGGTAGGTGGCGAATTCGCAAAAAGAGCGCATCGCCTTGTTGTGACGGGGTCGGCCCAGTACGTTTATGCTCGCGGAAGTCCGGCCCGGTCCTATTCGTTTTGTTTACGGGGTGGCGATTCTGCTTTCAGAAATCGGCACCGCTGCGGATGACCGCTTATCGTAAACTATCGGCGGCCTATACCGCCTTGCGTCTTGTCAAAATCGATCCAGCGCGAGCCCTAGGCGGTAGATCTTTTCCGGTCGCTGTGGCATCGCGCTGGGTCTTGGTTGTTTCCATGACACCCCTAGTTTACCCGGATCCCGCCGCGCTGTCAAGTCTACCGCAATCGTTTTCCGCAAATACGCAATATAACGCATTTCCCAAACGCACGCATTTTCGATTCTAGGCCCATAAAACTTGTGAGTAATACCCAAGCATACCCCCATCTCATAAGATACGCCTAGGCAATCCTTGCACTTGCATGGGTCCAAAGACTCATTCTATCAATTCTCACAATTTCCCTTGACTCTCCCCGCACGTCTGCTATACTTTCCTCATGAGAAACGAATCCTACGTCTATACCAAGGGGGACCAAATGAGCAGAAATTCTGAAAACGAAATCAACGCCAACACGGGATTGCTCTGGAATGGATTCGACTATGAGCGTCAAGCGTGGGTTATCGATGGAGTTTACCAAAAATGTGGCCATCCGGAATCTATGCGGAAAAATGGTCGGTCCTGTTGCTCGGCAAACGACGTTGCTGGCCTAAAGGTTCTCGATCTGGCACTCGCGTTCCCCGACGCGAATACATATTGAGCGGCCTAACCATGAGAACCTTTGTTGCCATCCTGCTCGCCTCACTCTTGTCATTCGCCATCGGTCGCCATTCGGGCCGGGCTGATGCAGAGTGTGAGGCCTATACGTCGGGCTACGAAGCCGGGATTCTAGACATCCAAAACGAAATGGAATCAAAATAAAAAGGGAGGTTACTACCATGTATAGACTTACGCAATACAAGCTATCGCTAGTCAGAGACTCATCCTCATTGATCGACGGGAGTAAACGCATATCGACCGCCGCGGATATCGTAACGGCGGCTAGCGATATGCGGAATCTGGACAGGGAACAGTTGCGGGTTTATTACATAAACATCCGGCGCGGGATCATCGGATGGGAAGTTGTAAGCCAAGGGACCATGACCGCCAGCCTCGCTCATCCTCGCGAAATATTCAAAGGTGCCTGTTTGGCTAATGCTTACGGTATTGTCATGGTTCATAACCATCCATCCGGGGACCCGTCACCGTCGGATGAAGATACCAAACTAACACAACGGATAAAGCAAGCAGGGGTAATTATGGGAGTCGATCTGTTGGACCATGTGATTGTTGCTGAAAACGGTTGTTACAGTTTCCAAGCGTCAGGGAAACTCTAATGCTACCCGTCTACCTAATCCTTGCGGCGATGTTCGCCGCTACCGTCACCTGTAAAACCGTCACGCCTCACCCTTGGCCGCCAGTCGATATGCCAAGGGCTCAAGCATTCCTGGAGGACGTGCTCGAGTACCCAACCGGCCCAGCCCCAGTCGATGCGTATAGGCCCGAATGTGAGGCCGACAATGGATAGCGTATCCGTGCATGAACTACGGCCAGAGGCGATAATACAAGCCTATTGGGAGCAGGTTATTGTGAGAGAGGAACAGTCAATTTGGCTAGACAAAATCATAATAACTCTAGACAAGGCCGCATAATTATGATATATTGCCATCGTTACGCATGAGATTAGAAAGGAGACACAATGCCACGAAAACATGAGAAAAACTCACGCTGGACCAGTATCACCGTATGCCTAGGTGATCCGGACATCGCACCAGAACGGCGCAAGGCGTACATAGACGCCGCCGGTGAAGCCGGGTCTAGCTCACTGAGCCAATGGGTCCGAAACTGCCTTGATTCGGCCTCAAGGTATGCAGAGCCCGTAAAACAGGTTCCCCCCGCTAAAAACGAAGGCCAAGGGCCTGCAAATGCAACGCCGAACGCTTAGCCAACGTTGGGCCTATTATCTGGTCTACTACCTCACCCATGCCATGAGGTTTAAGACCGAAGGCCAATACCTAAGATCCGCTGTATTGGCCCGCGCTGAAATGGAAATGAACCTTGCGCTTGAGGCCGTCGCAAATAGACAAAACGCCAATGGGTGATTGCTCCGGTATCGGTGACGGATGTTATAAGAATTGCCTGATCGTCTATGTCGAATGTTGTGAGAAATATGACCATGCCTGTAAACATGAGAACTGCCAAATGGAGGTCCAAATGTCACCACGAGAGTGCGCCGACGTTTTAGCTCAAAACGGTTGGGCGGCGGAAGTCATAACAAAAACCGGACGATGGGAAGTCGGGCCGCAAACTTCCGAGGGAATCCTTGACGTATGGGGGGAGGGAGACTCACTGGAAGAAGCGATTGGGAACGCGCTGGACTGTATCGAGTCATCTCTCATTGAACATGGGATCGGGTCAAAACGATGAGCGCGATTATATGGATCGGATTCGCTTGTTTCTTTTTTGGCCTTCTTCTGGCCATCGCTTCCGCTGCCGGGTTTTGGGTAGACGAGACAGACCGGGAATACGAGGATCGGCTGTTGATGCGCCATTTCGACAAGGCGAATAAGAGGAGTAAAAAACGATGAAAGCCTCCGAGATACAGGAATTGAACGACCGCCTCGCGCAAATAGAAGATGGAATCTGCGTCGCCCTCCAAGCTCTGATCCGAATCAGGGCCGAACTGAACGAGAAAATCTATGTCGAGTCAACGCGAACAGTTGCTTGATCTTTTCCGTCGGAATGGGAACCAGTTAACCCTGGGTCAGATCCTCCAGCACCCATACGGCTACGAAGCGCGGGCGCGGTTCACCGAACTAAGGCGGGACGGGTACGTGATCGCCTTCACAAGAGGCAAAACCCCTTCGGATAACCTTTACGTTTTATATGAGCCCGAACCGTCGGGGCAGTTGAGGCTGGCTTAACATGACCGACAAGGAAATTCTTCTATACCTGCTCCATTATGTAGACCTTATACGCGAATCATTTTCGCGTCCAAATGATGAAGATAAATTTCATGCGCTTGAAAATATGATCCATATCGCAGAGCGCATTAAATCGGCTATCCTAGCCAGAATAGAAATTAGTTATAAATCTTATCCGCCGCCGTCTAAACCTTGGCTATTGAAGTCGTCCAAATGAGACCGGCTTAGGAGGAAAAATGACAAATCCGAATGATCCGGCTTTTCTCCCGTGGTCTGGTAGTGACGGGAAGATCCTCTCGGCCCTTACCAAGCGCGAATACTTCGCTATCGAATTCTGCAAAGAACTTTACGGGGCTTTGTATATGCAACCGGATTTTCTAAAGCATTGGAAGATCGAAGGGGTTGCGATAAATGCAATAAGCATGGCCGACGCCCTGATCGCCGCGCTCAATAAAACGGAAACCGAAAAACGGGCTTGACAAAGGCGCACAGGAAACCTTTAATGAACACATGCATGAAATCACAAAACCTAAAAATTCAAGCGGTATCCGTCGGAGATTGGTTTTGTGCTCCATTGCAGCGGGTACTGCTTGATTTTTTATGTCCGCACAATCCCGCCGCTGTCAACCGTTCCAGCGTCACCAAAGAGCCAACTTGTTTTAGGTTGCCATCGGATCTCTTTCGGGCTAAGTCCGTAAATGCCTTGACCCCTAGGGCCGGACAGTCTGGTAATAAGCCCCGCACGGCGGAAATGGTGTCCCCATCAGTGCCGTGGCCTTAGATAAGCATGGAGAACACGAAAAACCTACATGGCACATAACGAGAGAACTGGCGAAGAAGTAGTAACACCAGATAACTAGGGGTAATTATTCTGAGAATGGAGGGCAAGCGATGAGCAGAAAAAGCGAAGAACCCGAAGTCTGGAAAATAGTGGGGCATGGAGACAGCTTCCTGCGTATGGATTCCAGAACCGGAGAGACTTGGATACTTAAAAACACTGAACTGAAATGGATAAAGATTAAGGAGGAAGCACAAAAATGAGCCACAAATTTATCGACATCTCGCAAATCCCATCCGGAAAAGACCCGACCGGAGACGAGTTAATTAACGCAATTGTAAAGCTGGCGGGGGTGATCTCACCGGGCAAGGCGGCTATGGTGGATGCCACGGAGCTGGGAAGAAAGCTCATGACGGTCGTGAACTCCGCACGGAAGATGATTGCGAACGGTGAACGTGCACGGTTTTCAGGTCATTGTTCGGGCGGGGGAGATTTACCTTGTCAGAAAATAAGCTTGTGTTCGACGCCCGGTTATCTACCGACGCGCGCGGGAATCAATTGCTAACGGTCGCAGGAAAGGCTTTATTTTGGAAATACGTGGCATTGCCTTTGCATGAAGAAATAGACCCGGAAATTGTTTGGGACGAATGCTGCATTCAGCTTAGAAAAGAGTTTGAAAAATGGAAGATGAAATCGTAGACATCGAAGCCATGGGACTGACCGTTGACGGAATGACGGTCGAGCAGATCATGCAATTGAAGTCCTTCTACCAAAAAACAACGCACGACATGGACCTGGAGAGGTTGTGGTTTTACACGAAAACATAGGAGGTCTTATGGCATTTTTTACTCCGGCCAAGTTGTCTCAAGCCTATCTTAAATGCGGGATCATGGGGTTCGCAGGAAGCGGCAAAACCTACACCGCCTCGCTCATCGCCATCGGGCTCAAGGAGTACGCGAAAAGCAAAAAGCCAGTGTCGTTCATTGACACGGAAACGGGGTCCGACTTCGTTATCCCGATGTTCAAGGGGGAATTGCTTTCGGCCAAGAGCCGAGCGTTCGCTGATCTTGTGCCCATGTGCCTTGAAGCGCAGAAGAATTCCGATATCGTCGTCATCGACTCCCTAACGGCATTTTGGGTCGAGATTATGGAATCCTACCTCGTCAAAATGAATCGGAAGCGGTTGCGGGTTCAGGACTTTGGCCCCCTAAAACAGGAATGGCGGGCTTTCACCGACTGGTTCGTTAACTCCCCTGTCCATGTCATCGTGTGCGGCCGGGCGGGGTGGGAATACCAGTTTCGGGAGGACGAGGACGGCGTGACCGAAATCCAAAAGACGGGCACGAAGTTCAAGGCGGAATCGGAGTTCGGTTACGAATCCTCACTCCTGATTGAAATGGAACACGCACTGGCTGATGGGTCGGTCGGTATCGTCGGGCAATCGCACATAAACCGGGCATGGGTTTTGAAGGATCGCTTTAACGTCATTAACGGGAAATCCTTCGACTTCCCGACGTTTGAATCTTTCCTTCCGCATATCGAAAAGCTGAACATCGGCGGGGCTCATGTAGGAGTCGATACCTCGAGGTCTAGCGTTGACATGTTCAGCGGTCCGGAGTCGCGATCGAACGAATACAAACGCCGGGAAATCGCCCTCGAAGAAATCAAGCAGGAGTTGATCCTGCAATACCCCGGTCGGTCCGACGCCGACAAGTAGAAGGTGATCCGGTTGCTTAAGGGGTTATTTGGGACGGCGGCAACATCTGCCTTAGAGCAACTGCAAGCCGACAAGCTGGAAGCGGGGCTAAAGACGATCCGTGAGGCGGCTACCGCCAAGATAGAAAACGAAGGCATGGAGGTCAAAGAAGATGATTGAGAAAACGAGTTTTGAAGGCCGGTCGCTGTTCCCGCAGTCAAAGGCGTTGGTGTTCACAATCGACGCTCCAGTCGAGAAGCGGAAAACACCGTCAGGGTATCCCTACTACCTGTTCAAGACCTCAACGGTCGTAGGGGGCCAGCGGAAGAAGATGACCAAGGCCGTGATGTGTTTCCTGTCAAAACCGCTGCTGATGGCGTTGGGGTTCAAGCCAGACGAGGCCGGGGATATCCTTTGGGATCGGGAGCAGGTTGTCGGCAAGCAGTTTGTGGCCGACGTGGTCCATGCACCAGACAAAAAGACGGGGGATATGCGGGACCAGTGGGCGAACTTTAGGGCGGTCGGAGGGGCAGAGGAAGAAAGTTCGATCCCGTTCTGATGTGGGTATATTTGGGGGAATCATGTACGGACTCGACCTATTCTCGGGTATTGGGGGGATCACAAAAGCTCTTGAAGGCTACGTCCATCCCGTTGCCTATTGTGAACGAGATCGGTACGCCATCGGGGTTCTGCTCTCTCGGATGCACGCAGGGGACATACCAACCGCACCAATCTGGAATGACGTACTCACTCTTCATGGAACCATGCTCCCACGTATTGACATCATCTATGGAGGATTCCCCTGCCAAGACATTAGCGTTGCCGGACGGGGAGTTGGCTTGGACGGAAAGCGAAGCGGATTATTTTTCGAGATCGCAAGGCTCGCTTGCGAAATACGACCACGATTCATCTTCTTGGAAAACGTCGCAGCGATTACTGTTCGAGGATCAGAACGAGTCGTTGGAGAGCTTTGCCGCATCGGGTATGACTGTCGATGGGGAATTTTATCCGCTCAAGATGTGGGAGCGAATCACCGACGAGAAAGGTGGTGGCTTCTTGCCCACTCCAACGGTGGGGATGGTAACGGGAGGCCAGAACCCGGAGAAGGGCGGTCAGGTCGGGTTAGGCTACATGGCGCGAAAGAACAAATGGCCCACTCCAGATTGCTCGGATCGGAGAAGTGCCAAGAGCAAACAACAGGTATTATCGAACATGGTAAAAAAGTACCCAACACCGGCAGCCAGGGACTGGAAGGACAACGGGAGATCGCCAGCAGAATTAAACCGCAATTCAACTACCTTGGCAACCGAAGCTGGTGGCAGTCTGAACCCAACGTGGGTAGAGTGGCTCATGGGGTACCATTCAGGGTGGACCGTCTTAGAGCCCTGGGCAACAGCGTGGTGGCGCAGTGCGCGAGAGAGGCGTTCGAGAGGTTAATCGGCATCAAATGAAAAATTGCGAATACTGTCAGGTAGAACTAAAACCTAAGTTGTGAGAAATAAAATCTAGCATGAAAACTTTATCCCGTCGATTCTGCGGGATTCATGCGGTCTATGTTTCGATGGAAAAATGCCCTTCGTGTGGAAAATGATAAAGCTCGCGTTGGCTCTCATCTTCTCGGGGTTTGCTTTGGGAATAGCGGCCCTGTTATCAGAGTCGAAGAAGAAATGACGGACTACGGACCCTTCAACTACTTCTGTCCCGGATGCAGAAGACGGGTGGAGGATTTGCTGGATATCGTCTTCCAAGTGAAGGGATACGAAGTTTCACTTAAACGGTGTCAAGACTGTATCCGTATCGCCAAAGAAAACATCCCGCAGAACTGATGAAACGGGAGATAAAAATCGAGTTCTGGCAGACGATGATTGATTACATAAGCGATACCTGGAAAGCAAAGAGAAACGCGCCAGCTTACCCTTGGAGCGGCAGAGAATTCCATTCACTTCGGGGATTAGCGAGAAATTACGGAATCGGGGGGATCATGGCTCTTTGGAAGGAATACCTTGACCGGGAGAACCCCTACGCCAAGATGAACGGATACTCGGTCCCGGAGTTCATTCGGGAACTCCCATCCCTAGTCGATAGCCCTAGTTGGAAAGTAAAAGCTCGGGAAAATGAGCAAAAACTTCTGGGGGAAACGAAGCAACGGTCTTTCTCGGAGTTTCTAGTGTGACTCAATGCGATCAACTCGTCGCCTTGTTCCGCGAACACGGATGGACTATGACCCTCGGCCAACTTCTCCAGTACCCCGTCGGGTACAAATGCACCAGTCGATTTTCTGATCTGCGGAAACAGGGATATCTAATTGTCTGCGAGAAGGGCGCGACGCCATCGCTCAATAGATACACCATGGTCATTCCGCTTCAATGGAAGTGCGACGAGAAGGGCCAACTTCTATGCGCCTGATTTCCCCCATCTCCACCGGCAAGATTCCTCCTGCTGGCCTTATGGCCAATTGCCGCGTCTATGGCTCTCCCTTTCTCGTCATAGGCGGATGGGGGCCCATTTGAAAGTCGAAGACGCTAGATTGCTTACGGCGTTTCAACTGGCGATGTACGAAGAATTGGTGAAGATCAGGAAGGCCTTGGAAGCCTTGGTAAAGGAGTCTGAAACATGAACGAAAGCTCGACTGCCATGACTCAAGTCGCTATGTTCTGTTTGGGGGTCGTCATATTGTTCACGGTGGTTTTTATTATCGTGTTAGCAAGAGGAGTGTTCGGATGTCGATCCGCCGAACAGGCGAAAAAGCTATCCGATCACGATTGGAGACTTCCAGAGGACAAGGGATGAAAGGGGTTTACGAATGGACTACAGCACGATGGATCGGGACGAACTTCTGGATCATGTTACTGCTTATAGTTTGGCTATGCATGGGATGTGCAATGAGATCTTCTATTGGAGATCCATCGCCTCACGGTATGGCCTCCCGCCATGCCCTAAGTCCTCGAAGCATGTGGTCGAAGCCAGCAAGAGCATTAACGCTGGCCGAGGGGCAGATGATCGTCTCGATAGCGCGTTTAGGCCAACCTCCGGTGCGCCAACAGATCCTCGGATCGCTTTGGCATTTACCCCTCAAGAATGACTCGTTCTTCCTGGTCAACGTGGGGAACGCTTTCATCGGCAAGGCCATCGCCAAGGAACTTAGGCGAGTGACGGAACGGGAAGGGTTCGCGCTGGTGCAGGTGATCGAAAAGTCGGAGCGTGAACGGAGGCGGATCATGGGATGGGCGGGTTGGCGCAGGTTGGGAGAAGGGAAGCATTTCACGATCTACCAGAGATGGACGGGGAGAAGCGCATGAAAGAACGCAGGTGGTATGTCCTGATTCCGGGGTTGCTGTGGACACTGATACGGGAGATTTGGAGGGGGGGATGATCGACGATCTCGAACATTTTATCGGACCACCGCTAAAGCTCCACGTTTCGCTTGCGGGGTGGGAAGCATGGTGCGAGATCGACGCCGACAGCCGCGATTGGCATGAATTGTTGGAGCAAATTTACGCTCAGATATGGGGGTGGGCATGATCGACCGAAAACGGATGGAAGAATGTCGTGAATGGTCAACGCCAATACCGGGCCGTGGCGGAGCAACGCTACTATTCCCGAATGGCGTGAGTCTGCTCGACATTTTCAGCACCATCGACAAACTGCTGGTGGTGAAGGAGGCGGCGGAGGAAGTCAACCACAATCGGTTTGATGAGAAATGTCTATGGGATTTGGACGAAGCTCTCGCCGCTTGCGAAATCGGGGACGATGAAAAGAAATAATTTCATGTCTGTATTCTCGAAGATCAGACGGTCGAAATCGGGCTGTTGGATTTGGCTCGGGAATACCGCCCCGAACGGATATGGCCTTATCCGAATCAACGGGAAATACATGGGGGCGCACCGGGTCGCGTGGCTGGCAATGGGGGATGGAATACCGGAGGGTAAACAGATCGACCATATCTGTTGTCGGAAGAATTGCGTTAACCCCCAGCATTTGCAGGTTGTCACCGGGAGCGAAAATCAGCGGCTCGGATATGAGCGTCAGTTGTTATGCCGACGCGGCTTGCACTTGAAGAAGATTGGATACAGCATCTGCCCGTTGTGCCGTGAGCAAAACAGGAGAAAGCTTCGATCATCTCCATCGACGAAACGGTATCAGATGATGTGGCAGAGGAAGCGACGGAGTTCCGTTCTCGCCGCTTGCGAGGGGGAAGGGAAATGACCCCCGAGGAAAGAGCCGCGAAACTATGGGGAAGCCCAGAGACATCTAAAATTCCGTGGACTCAGCTCGATTGCAAATTCGTGGTGGCATTAGCTGAGCAAATCGAGCAAGCCGAGCAGGAAGCCTACCGCAAAGGCTTCGAGGATTGCCGTGGGAAAGCAGTAAATATTGCAGTGTTGTTTGAATGGAAAAACTACGGGGACGATGACTGCACAAAAATTGCTCCGGCAATCCATGCCCTGAAACCGGAGGACAAGTGAAACGCGCTGACCGGTTCGACTTCGTTTGGCTGATTCTGTTCACGTTGGCGGTGATTGCCGTAGTTTTGATCGTTACGCGCAGATAGGGGAATACTATGAAAGTTCTAATGCTGATGATGTTCTTGGCGAACCTGGCAGTAGGAGTATGGGCAAACGACGATGGGGAGGGAAAGATGCGGCATTACATTCCGGCGGGCATAGGGCCGTCACAGAAACACGCGACGTTCAAGGGCGATGCTTACGAGTATTTCCCTTATGAGGAATCGTACCTGACAAGAAAACATATGTTCGACAACCAACCTTCCCCGGAAAACTTCAAAGTCGGAGGGCTGACGGAGATCTACATGGATTCCGTGTATGAACATCCACGTGGAATCGTCGTAGATGAATTGGAGTAACTTATGGAATGGCTGAAAGCGATTGGAATGTGGATTCTCCTTCTTTGCATTCTATTCTCAATGGGATTTACGATTGGTTTCGGGGTTTATGCCGGGATGAGGTTATGGTGAAAATGGATTACAACAGGCTATTCATTTTCTGCGTCAGCGCAATGGTCAGCTTGTTTGTTCTTTTTTCCATATTCTTCGTTCTGGAAAACATCGACGAATGGACCGGAACCAGAGAAAGCGATATCGCCACCGGACATTCTTCTGTTCATCCGGATTGGATATACGTCGGATTCGATGGTAAAGACAAGTGGATGAACTACAAGGATGGACGTATCTCTTATGATGGTGGCATGACCTGGGAGAAAAAATGATAAGAGGAGTTTATAAATTCTACCCACTCAGGAAAAAAAGAAAAGATCCGCTCAAGGGAATGTTGACATCGAAATCAATTAAAGCCATCGGGGCTAAATCTCTGGTTAATCGTCTAGACAGGTTCTTTGAAACGAATAGGGGGAAGTCCCCATGGAAAACGAAATAATCACGTTTACGATACCGGGCACCCCAGTACCAAAAGCCCGCGCCAGGGTCACTAGGGGAGGATGGTCTTTCACCCCGAAGAAGACACGTCAATACGAGAATCTTGTGAAAATGATGGGAATTCTTGCACGGAAAGGCTGCCAGCTTTCGATTTCAGGGGGGGATTTTTGTCTAGAGGTCATCTGCTATGGGGCCAAACGTGGGGATGCGGATAATTATCTAAAAAGCATCATGGATGGGCTGGAAGGTGTCTTTTGGGAGAACGATAAGTCGGTGGTTGATGCAAGGGTGGTGAAAACTTGTTGCGCCAAAGGCGAGGAGCGTGTGGTGGTCCGTATCTCTAAGTCCAACTTGCAAACGTCAAACGAGGAAGCCGAATAGAAAATGTTCTGTAATACTTCTTTAACGTCTTCCATTCTTCTCCGCGTATTTTAAAATTCCTGTATTCCTCCGTTGGTTTTATACTGATCTTATTTGTCTTTGGTAATGAACACGGGAACCATCCCTGACCCTTATTCATCCACATAGCGATCACCGCCTATCGTTTAATGACGTAGCGGATACTGAAACAAAACTGAATCAGGCGATCTTGTCTGTCGTCGTTACTCTCCTGTAAATACCGAGAGCCCCGAGGATCGTGATGATCCAGGGCGGGATCGCCGGAAGATGAACTCCGGAGGCGATCAGGCTCTCATAGATTCCGATCACTCCGATGACGACACAATTCCAGATGATCGTGCTTTGATACCATTTCTTCGTTCCGTCCATTGGCCCCTCCTGTAGATTGATCTTCTTTTTCAGAAACTTGCCGGTCAAAGACGCGATCCAGT